TAGCTGATGTCCCACCATTCCATCTCAATAGCAGGAATGACATGAGCAGGGCGTACGCAGTCAGGATTACTGCAAGTCCTTGCACCCAAAGTTTTGTTCGCATCTGGTTCTTTCCAGCAGTAGTTTCTTCGGTTTCTTGTGCCATCTTTCATTTCTCTATCACTTTTGGGAAAGGCATGGACATTTCTGCCAGTTTTTTATTTATCCTTTTCTTTCCTTTATTTATACCTAAAGCGTAGCGATGTTTTGCATGTGACTTTACTGCTTTCCAACCAAGTTCATTGCGAATTTCAGATAAAGACATGTCCTGGAATCGTTCTGGATTCCTCATTCTGTAGATGTTTGCTAGGCGAGCCGTAACCTCAACACCACTTGCATCTGTATACCTGATGCCTTCATTACTCATCCCTAAGTAATAGAAGTTCAATGCCTGGTAAACATACCCTGCGTGATTTTGACCGCTATCGGCAAAGCTCACTACTAACTCAACTTCTTTAGGTAAAAGCTTTAGCGACCTTGAAACTGTATAGCTTGCTGTATTTTTTGGGGCCTCTGGGTGAACCCAAAGTCTAATTAGCTCTCTGCCGCTTTTATTGTCTATGCCTTCAATAATCGCGCTCAAAGTCTTACTGTTGCCACCTGGTCCATAGGCAACTGCCGCCACTAACTTTTCCTGCTGATAAGCACCGTAAGCATCTTGAGTTGCATCTGGCATGACACCCGAATAATGACCAGTGACTATTGCCCTGCGTATTTCTTTGACTGGTACTCGCCTAACATCTATCTGTTCAAGCTTTATCTCATCGCTTATAAGGTCAAAAAGATTAGGGCTTGCTATTGCAGATAAATCAAAAGCTCTTGTCATTTTTCCCTCTCTTGTTCCCTTAGAGCTTGTAAACGGTTCCTTGGAAGTGAACCTGTCGCTCCAGCTCAAAGCAAACAATTCCTGTCACGCTGTCAGTACCAGACTGAAGCCTAAACCAGTCAGACCCGTTGTCCATAGTGCTTGCCTGAATCCAGTAGCGTGATCCGCCGTTGTGTGACTGACCAAGTTCCTCTATCCGAAGATGATGGAAATGACCGCTGACAAATGTAGTCCAGGCAGCAATCGGCGCATTAGAGAATCCTTGCTTCTGTAGCCAGCCTTCCATACCGTTAGGCCGTTTTGCCTGATGTCCGTGAGCTAAACCGATGACATGGAACTTGTCATCAAATACATCAAACGCCAGCGACTCATCGTAAGGATCAGGAATTAGGTAAGTGACATTCATACCAAGCTCGCTACTTAGTCTGCGAAGCTGTTGCAAAATAACGATGCCCCAGTCATCTTGTCCAGGCTTGCCAACAGTCTGTCCGTTGAAGCGCCACTGACAATGATTGGAAGCAACCGAAGCATAAGTCACAGGTGCGTACTTGTGAGCAAGCTTGACCAAATCCCATAGCAAAGCAGCAGCCATGTCTACCTGTTGCATGGGGCTAAGGTCGTTTGACTCTAGCTGTGCAAACTGAGCTGTGTTCTGTACAGACTCAATCATGTCTCCAGCGTCAAGAATGATAACTTTTTCGTAGCCACCCTTTTTTAGCTTCTGCTCGATGCGCTCGTAGCTTGCAAAAACTCTGGCGATTAGGTCTTGAGTGTTTCCTCTTGAGCCTGTCTTGCCTACCTGAAAGTCGGCTGGAACAATCACTAGGGCTTTTCCTTCGGCTGTTTTCTTTGTGACTGGCAACTTTGTCTTTTTTGCCTGAGCATAAAGTGTCGGTAGGTCAAGTTCTAATTCAGCTTTCATCCTGAAGTTGAACCGCCAAGAAACCAACCAGGCTCCACCCTCGCGCTGTTGCCAGCGTGAAGTTCTAACAGGACCGTAGATCTCTACTCTCTCAGGGTCAAAGCCTTGGTCTATTAGAAACTGGGTGAAGTCTGGCTGGTCTCCCGTGGTCGGTGGAGTGGTGGCAAGTCCGTTCGTGCCATCAAACTCAACCGCAGGACGCCAATCCTTTGGGGCCGTAATCCGCTGGGCTGGCTCTAAGTCCTCAAGCATGGCAAGTACATCTTTTCGCTCGGTGCTTCCGTAGTGGAGACTCGCTAATTAGCAAACCTTTTTTTGTTAGTGCTTCTGCCAGTGTAAGCGTAGGCCAATCTGGGTTAGCTATTGCCTCTTTTAGTATTTCTTGATCTTTAGGCTCTAGTGCGTTCATTAGAGTCCTAACTTTGCAAGCACCAATCTTTACTGGTGGCTGTAGTCCTTCAAGCATTGTTCTTCCCTTCGTTAGTAATGCTGTTAGCTAAGCTGTCAAGTTCAGCTTCAAGTTCACGGTATCGCACTTCGGCAGCCTTTCGCATTAGCTGAGACAATTCTAACCGAATCGTGTCGAAATCCTCAGACCAGACTAGGTTCTTGTCTTCCAGTAGCTTCAGTGCTTTTTCTAGCTCATTCATGGTTTAGCCTCGCTTTTACTAGCCTTTTCACCTTGAGCCACAGAGCAAGGACTCGGCGCTGATAGTAGCGATACTCGAAGATTGTGAATTTCTTTCTGACTGCCAGGTGCTTTCCCATCAGGATTCCTCGACAATCTGAACAATCTTCTCCATAGTCTCTGTACCCATGCAGGTACTAAGTACGGCATCGTTGAGCAGGTTATAGATAATCATTTCCCGCAGATGTTCCGCCATTTCCTTTGATCCTCGCTCGTAGCCTTTTGCGTAAGCTTTGACCTCTTGGCTTGCATCAGTTAGGTTGAATAGCCTCATCATTTGCCCTTCCATACTTTTGCTGAATAGCAATCAAGCCATCCTCTATCTTTTGCAGGTCTGCTGCTATTGAGTCAAGCTCAATCCCAACTAGCTCTAGCTTTGTTTCTGTTGTGAAGTCCTCATCCATTGTTTTTCTCCCTTATGTCTTGTCTTTGTAGGTACTCAATCTCACTTGCGATGTCTTCTGAAGTGATGTCTACTTGTTCTTCTAAATGGTGCTGAATGTAGTCAAGAATCTGATTGCGAGCATAATCTTTGCCAGCAGCATATCCTTTGGAGTAATCGGTATCAGCCATTGACTTCACCTTTTATCTCTCTGATGATGAACTCAAAGGCGTTAGTCCAAGACTTGCACCCCTCGCAATCACACTTTGTTTCTTGTTCGTGTTGTTCTAATAGGCCAACTACACGGCTTAGTTCTTCTTTCTTGCCAAAGTGATAGCCGTTCTTAAAAGCCTTGATGGAGCTGTTTACGATGATGTCTTGTAGGTCACTCACTTTTGCTCTCCTTTAACTAGTGCATGGAATCTTTCCCATTTTTCACCCATTGCTGGTGTAGTCAATCTGACCAATAGCTGTTCCATGTCTTTTTCGTGTCGTTGCCAATCGAGCAAGGTTGCATTTCCTTGTTCAACTAACTCAATTACTTCCCAAAAAAACGCTTCCCATTGTTCTTTTTCAAACCAGCCAGCTTGCTCATGTTCGCCTTCATAGGCTAAACCTGTAAAGTCATCCTGCTCGGTATCGCCAAAAAACAACTGCCATTTGCCGTGTCTGCCTCTGAAATAAAACTCTTGGCCATCTTCGGTGATGCCTTCAATCTGATTTGGCATCATGCCGTAATTGTTTGTAATCGTGTATTTATTCACAGCTCTACTTTCGGTCTGCGATCTATACGGTTCAAGTAATCAAGCATGATGTTGCACGCTGCGACATCAAGCCATCCACTTAGTCGGAATGAGTCAATCAGCGATTCAACCGCCATTTGCTCGTCACGCCTGCCCTGGTTGTAGGCGGTCAATTTATCTGCTGGATAAAGAAAAGACAGAATCCGTCTCAATTTGTATCCCTTCAATCAGGTCAGTAATAATCTTGGTGGCCTTAGTTGGAGTCGGGTATGCGGCATTTATCAGTCGCAAAACTTCTTCCTTCATAAGCCTTCTGCCGATTGTGATTCCCTCGGCTTGTGCAACCCCATGGTTGTACTGGTGCGGGTTGTAGTCGCTGGTATCGAACTCAATCTGCATTGGTGAATTTGTTGGCATTAGTTCCTTCCCCAAACAATCATTTGACGGTTTGATGCCGATTTATCTCTCTTGCCCGTGTCCTTCACGAGTCCAAGCTTTACTAGCTCAGCACGGCGTGACCGAATCCCAGACTCGCTGGCTCTCGGTGCTTTCTTTTGTCTGACTAGCTTTGTGTAGTTTGCAACCAGTTGCATGTCTGACTGGTGCTTGCGTAGCAGGCTCAGAATCGCCTGTTTGGTTTTGCTTACATCCTTCACTGACCGAGCAGCATCGTGTGATGTCTGAGGATCAGTCTTTCTTGCCTGTGGCATTTTCCCTCTTTCCCTTATGTCAGCTATTTAGCTAACAAGAGCAAAATAGCAAAATTTCAGAGAAAAAGCAAGAATTTGGGTATTTTTATTCTTCGGCGTGTCGGATAGTTTTTACCGAGATTGTCGCGCCTGGTTCGATGCCTGTGGCGTAGAGCTTCCGAGCGCTTATGCGGACTATGCGAGAGTCATCGGCATAAACGCCAGCTATGGCTAGAGCGTCTCCGACTGCCCTGATTAGTTTGTCCAGCTAGAGGTCAGGGGCTACTGATGGCAACCCCCGACTCACGGATTTTCCTTTCGGCATGTAGAAATTGACGATTAGCTCTACTGGCTCGTCTAGTGGCTCCCAGCCTTCAGGCAAGTTGTCAATACAGCTGCTGACAATGGCTGAGCGCCAAGCTTTATGTTTTTTGGAATTGACCTGAACGATTCGCCCGTTCATAATGGCGTGTGATCCCTGAGAGGCGGGGTCTCCAACTACTGAGATTGTAAATTCAGTTTCTGACATAAATCATCCAGGCAGCACTGAGGCCAGCCCAGATGTAAAAAACTCCAACAGCGACTCCCGCCACATTCCAGAATCCTTCTGCTGTCTTAGATAGGTTTAGCAAAAGTAGTCCAGTAGATGACGGGAGAAGCCATTGGATGATTCTCAAAAGGGCGTGTCTCCGTGTGTCGGGGCAAAGCCGTCTGAAGTTGAAGTGACTAGAGGATTGTTTACTGAAACCTTGATCTTGCGCTTGGTTTCGCCCTCGTTGTCCCACTCTGAAATCTCGTGTCCGTAAAGCCCTCTTACCTTGACTTCATCGCCAACACTAAAAGTGCCAGGAGTGTTTAGCCAAACGGTGTAGTAAGCGTTTACTTCTTTGCCAGCTTTGGTGGTGTAAGTCTCGATAACTTCAAGACCCTTGTTCTCGTAGAAAATCCTGCCGATTTTCCCTTTTACTTCGATGGTAGCCATCTCTGCCTTTCTCTCTTTCTTTCTATTTTAGTCATCCGCTTGGATAACATGCTCAGCATTTACGCAGTCTATGTGACCACACCTGCGTAATCCTGGCAATACTGGGTGTCCTTCGTACATCGGAACGGTTAGCGTCTCACGGTCAAACTCACCCTGCCAGGTGACACACTTCTGGCTACCGTACTTGATAACCAGCGATTTTCGCATACGGCAGGAGAAACACCGAAGGTCGGTTCTGTCGCGCTTCTGAGCATTGACAGTCCAAGTTGAACCGCAACGCGAGCAGATAGCTTTGTTCTCATCCACGCACCTACTTTACCAAGCCAGCCTGCTGAGCAGCAGTTTTGCAACAGGGGTCGCAGAGAAGCAATCCGATGCCGTGCTGACACTTAGGCATCCTTGAACCGAATGTCAAAGGCTTTTCTTTGAACTGTTCGGCTCTTTGGTCTTCTGCCTTTTTGCGATCTTGGATTGACTTTGCCTTGCCTAAGATGTGCTTTGGCTCAATGTACTGAATTGCGCTGTCTCGCTGAGCCTCAATGACTGCCTGTTTAGCCACAGGATAGTCCAGGAAGCCCAAAACCTCATGCCAAGCTAGTATCTTCTCGGTTGAGATTTTGCGCCCGTCTACGAGGCTTAGAAACTCGATTAGCTCTGCTGTCTCAGTCTTCTGCATTTTTTAGAAACTCCCTAATTGCTTTCTTGTTTTCTTCTTCTCTTGACACTCTAGGCTTTGCTTCGGGTCTTGTGGTTCTTATCCAGCGTTGCCAGGTTCGTGTCCAGTCAAGCTGCTTGTTGTCCTTGGGCTTGGACTTCCAGTAGTCAATGAAGTTCAGCGTTGCTTTGTCAATGTCTACTAGTGGGTGCTTCTCAGTCGCCCAAGATCGCATGCTTTCTGTGACCGAAAAATCATCTGGAATTTGCGAAGCTCTATTGGTGTTTTCTTTAGTAATAGTCTTCTTATCTATAGTCTTCTTTGTGTCCTGTTTTCCGTGCGCGGTTTTCACCGTGACGGGGTTTTGGAACGGGTCAGCAGTTGTCCAGACATAATCGGCAAATGTGCCGTCTTCGTTGTGTAGCTGATCCTTAGACCGAACCAAGTATCCGAACTGCTCCAGCTCCTCAACAGCGGATTTGATTGTTCCTACTCCAGTCTCGTTTATTCGAGCTATCGAGCGCAGGCTAAGGTTCCAGCCAGGCTTGTGGCTCATAATCTGAGCAAGCAAGCCAATTGCTTTTAGGCTGATTCTGCTGTCTCTAACCCAGTCGTTAGGTATCTGGGTGTAGTGGTCATCAAAGCTGTGGTGTCCACGAATTAGTGGCATCTCTCTTTTCCCTCTCTTAGTTGAGTTTTACTTTATTCCATTCGGTAATGAATTTGCTACCCTTTGACTGATTACATTTTTGGCAAGCCCCGACTAAGTTCCCGATTGAGTGTGAACCGCCTCTAGCTACGGGGACCACATGGTCAATGTGTGCCGAGGAGCCACCACAGTAAAAACATGCTCCAGACAATAACCTTTGAGCATCCTGTTGAGTAACTAAAAACAAGCCATTTTCTTTGATTCTTTCCCTTCTTTTTTGTTGCTTTAGCCTAGCCCTAAAAGGATGTTTAGCCTCATTGTTTAGACGAACTAACTTGGCCTTTTCAGGGTTTCGCTCTCTCCATCTTTTGCTGGCTGCACGAGTTTTATCTCTGTTTGCAGCGGACCATCTTTTGTCCGCCAGTGCCTTTTTTTCTTTATTTTCTAGCCTATAGATTTTTGCTTTCGCATTGGCAGCATCTTTGTTATCCTCGTACCATTCCTTAGACTTTAGAATGAGCTTGTCTCTGTTTTTTTCACGATAGATTTTGTCAGATTGAGACTTTTTATCTTTGTTTTTTTCAGCCCAAGCCCTTTTTGTAGCATTGACTAATTCACGATTTTTAGCTCTATAGGTCCTGTTGTACTCAACATCGCATGATTTACAAGTAGACCTAAAACCAGATTTTCCCGATTTAGAACCTCGGTGAGCAGAAAACTCAGACAGCAGTTTTGTAGCCTGGCACTTAGAGCAGACTTTGTACCCTTCTGTCATTCATCCCCCTCAATCAGCTTCTTCTCTCGGATTGACTTTGCGCCTACCATAATTATCATCTAACAAATACCAGCCGTCTGCCAACCAAACGGCAGTCTTTTTGGGATCTTGACCAGATGTCAGTTTCCAACCGAAGTCCCTACCCATTTGAGCGAAGGTCGCATTTGACTCTAGCTGTCCGTTTGCCATGCTACAAATCAAGATTATGTTTGATGGCACATCTCTTGCTTTTGAACCACCAGCCCCACGATTAAGTCTGTGGTTCGGCACGAGTGTATCGTCATCAGTTCCACAATGACAACAAATTCCTTCATCGCGCCTAATGTATTTTTGAAACTCTTTGCTATTCATCTTCCCAAGGGTCGTATTTCTTTGCAGGTAGGTCTAGTCCTGTGCCAGTGTAATCAGCCGAGAAACCGATAGTTGAGCTAGTTTCGTAGTCTCGTGTATCGGATGCAGCTTCCTGACAGTTGTGTTTCCTGCGCCATTCTCTGACTAGGGCTATCGCCTTTACCTCATCAGTTTTGAACTTTGCCCCACATGAGCAGCTTTCAGCAATCACCCTTCAAGGCTACCAGCTAGGGTGTTCGCCACTGAAGTTCAACATTTTTGGACATCACAGCCATCATTGTTGCCTGGTCCGACAGGGTTTTCATCTTGGTTTTTACCCTATTGAACTCAGCTCTAGCTAGGTCAGCTTGTAGCTTTTGGTCTACCGACTGCAACTTAGCCACAGCCTGCCTATCAGCCACGGTTCCTTGATTGTTTATGAAAGCCAGCGAGACAGCTTTGTCATAAGCAGCCTCGGCATCCGCCATTTTGCACTCAGCGTCATAGAGGGCATTACTACCCTTGTCCATCTCCGCTGTTAGTCTCTGGAGTTCCTGAATGATGTGTGTTGGTGAAATAATCTCCATTTTTTAGTCTCTCTCCCTT